ATGCCGATAAATTAGGTCGTGGTTGTACCGTTCCTTTAATCTGGTACGATGAGTTTGCTTTCTTAAAGTACAATGATACTATTTATACATCAGCTGGTCCAGCCTTTAGTAAAGCAAGTGAAGCCGCAGACCGTAACGGAACTCCTTATGGTATTTTAATCACTACAACACCTAACGATTTAGATACAGAAATGGGTTCTTATGCACATGCTATGATGCAAGATGCTTGTCCATTCGATGAAAAATGGTATGATTGGGCAATTGATAAAGTTAAAAGATTCATCTTTGAAAATTCTAAGAATGACTTTGTTTATTTAGAATTCTCTTATACAGAATTAGGTCATGACGAAAAATGGTATAACAAACAATGTCGTATCCTTAACAATGACTTACTTAAAATCAAACGTGAGATTCTTTTAGAATGGACATTAGCAAATGATACTTCTCCATTCTCAGAGGAACAGCTTACTTCAATTGGTCAATATGTACGTGAACCTATTGGTGAGTTCTATGTTATGGATAAATATAAGTTTGAAATGTACAAAGAGATGCGTAACTTGTATAATAAATCATGGTTAGTCGGAATAGATATCGGTGGAGGTTTACAACGTGACTTCTCTGCTATCACAATCTCTGACCCTGCTACATATGAGATAGTAGCAGTATTTAAAAATAATAATATTTCAGTACCAGACTTAGCTGATGTAACTATTGAATTGGTTACAAAGTTTATACCTAGTTGCGTATTATTACCAGAGCGTAACAACCAAGGTTTAACATTTATTCAACTTCTATTAAAATCAGTTGTATCTAAAAATATCTATTATGAATATAGAGAGAAAATTGGTGAAAAAGTTGTTGGCGACCCTAAAAATCAACGTATACAGAAAGTAAAAAATAAAGTTCGTGTTTATGGTATAGACACAAATAAATCTTCTCGTGATTTAATGATTAACGAAATCTTGAATAATGCAGTTAATGAAACACCTTACGTTTTCACAAACAAACACGTATTCAACGAAATTCGTACACTTGAGAGAACAACAAGGGGTAAAATTGAACACAGATTAAACTGTCACGATGACGTTTTATTCTCATGGTTAGTAGCAATGTACCCAATCCATTATGGTAATAACGTAGCTAAATTTGTTAAGGTTACTTCTGACGGTCAATATGAAAAATCAGAAATGACTAAGAAAATTGTACGTAATGGCAATCAGTTCCTTAATATTATTAATGATAATGCACAATTCTCCGAATTATCTCAATTTATGATTCAAAAGAATGAAGAAATGCAGAGACAACAATCTACGTCATCAAGAAAGGGTATTTTTGATTTTATTTCAGAAATGAACAAGAGATAAACAAAAATATATACAACATAAGGGGGTTTCTATAATGAAAATAGAAAAACAAGATGTACTAAGAGCCAATAGTCTTACTGCTTTAAGCTTTGAGCATGCTATGAATCCAGTTCCATTAGGTAACTTTTTCCTTCAAGAAGAAATAAACAAGGCTGTTTTTGCTATGATAGAGAAGAGTGGTCGTAAATTCAAAATTTCATCACTACCTATTTATGATGGTACACCAATTCCTGAAGGTAAAGTGGTTCGAGTAGAAAATATTACTGAAAACTTATTTACTACAGAAGGTATTATGAAGTTCACTGAAGAATTAGCTACTAAGGCTTATAAGTCAATTGTGAAAGGTGCTAAAGAAGATGAAGAACTTATCCTTTATAATATCACTATTCAAATTAAACAAGTTGGTCTAGTTAATAATGTTCTTATTATTAGTAGATTTATTTACATTTAAAAATATTTTGAAACAGTATTTTAATTAGGGGGTATGAACTTGTTAAAATTTATTAGTTATGGAAATTATTCTCATGAATTAGGTAATAATAGTGCTTATTTAAAAGAAAATAATAATCTATTATTAATTGATTGCGGTAGTACAATATTTAATAGTATTTTAGAACAGGGTATATTGGATGATATTAATAAAATACATATTTTAATTACACATACTCATGATGACCATATTGGTTCATTATCTAGTTTACTATTATATCTTAAGTATAATCATCCAACTAAAATTGATTATACTATTATCGTACCAGAGCCTATTCAAAAGTCTGTACGTAAACATCTAAAACGTGGTGGAGTAACTGATGATTTATTTATAATTGTCAAACCACTCGTTGGTACATATTATATTCAAGACCCAAATGATGAATCTAAAACATGGATTTCATTTAAATGTAAAGAAACTAGACATGTTCCAGAACTTAAATGTTTCTCATATTGCTTTAAGTATAAAGGTCATGATTATTTCTATTCTGGTGATACTGCAGAATTGAGTGTTGAAGATATTGAAAGAATTCAAAACCTGTATTATAAGATGAGTTACATTGATGTAACTGGTAATCCTAATAATCCTTGTCACTTACCTTTCAATACTCTTTGTAATCTATTAATGCCAGAAGTTAGACAACATGTTACATGTATGCATTTAGATACATTAACTAAAGCTGATATTGCATTGGCTGGTTTTTCTACACCAATAGTTACGTTTGGGGGCTAAATAATGACTAGAATCGGTTTTATTGGCTATAGTACAACTAGATTTAACGAAGATAAAGCAAAAGAAATTATTGATGGTATTTTTGAATCTTTTTATGGAGACGAAGTTATTATCTCTGGTGCTACAAACTTTGGTATACCTAAACTAGTGTACGAGAAAGCCAATGAATGTGGCATGTATACAATAGGTGTTATGTGCAATGCTGGTTTTGGTATGCAATTAGCTAGACTTAATGATTTAATCGTTGAAGGTCAAGATTGGGGAGACGAAAGTGAAAAATTCCTATCAATGTTAGACGTTCTATACAAAATTGGTGGTGGTAATCAGTCTATTACTGAATTTGAAAAGGCTAAAGAATTAGGTATTGAAGTACATGAATATGAATTATAACTAGAAGAGTAATGGGGTGATTTATTACCTCATTACTCTTACTTTTTTCCGACTTAAGTAAACAATTCCTTATGATACTTTAGGAGAGGTGAGCAAATTGGCTAAAACTTCAGAGATGGAAAAGATTAATAGTGTTGAAGATAAAATTGGTAGAGAGCTATTAGGAGTTAAAGCTTCTGATAACTTTCAGAACGATATAGAGTTAATTGATAGAGCCATTAGTAATCTTTCAAATGGACATAATAAGTTTGCTGGTGAAGACATTATTGAGTTCTTAACAAAGGTAGAATTCAATAAAGATAAGTTATTAAACAGTACTGGTAAGTCTACTAAAAAACGTACATCACGAGAGGATATTGAAAAGATTCTTACGAAAGAGAACCTACAGGAACTTATTGGTTTTGAGAAAGATAGGTTTTCACGTTATGAGGATTATAACCTTATCTACTCGTATATTCCAGAATTATCTGAGTGTGTTAAAGTATTCCGTGATAGTATTCTTTCACCAGACGATTTAACAAAGGATTCGCTTACAATTGAATATGACGATGTTGATATTGAAGATACTAAGCGAAATGCAGAAGTTAGTAAAAATATTAAATCCATAATGGAAAAATACGAAGTAAATGATATGGCTAAGACTATTATTCGTAAAGCGTTAACGTTAGGTGATTTCTTCGTTGCAGTATTAACGTATGACGATGAATTTAATAAAATGCTTCTTAAAGAAGAAGTGGGTGGTCTATCGTTAGAAGAATCAAAAGAAGATGAAAGGTTTATACTAGAATCAGTAGATGTTGAACAAGATGCTGACTTTGAATTCCTATTAAACGAAGCACAAAAAGATTTAGGTGATACTAAAGCTTCTGAACCTGACTTCTATAAAAATATGCAGGATACAATTGCTGAGACAATTAATAAATCTGTAAACTATTCTGATAGTTCTAGTGCTCTAATTAAAAAAGAACTTAAGAAAGGTAGAAAGGGAAAAGAAGGAGAAGAAAAGTTTGGTATCGGTGGGTCTATCGTTAGAATGTTAAACCCAGAGAGTATGATTAAATTAGAAATAGATGGTGTAAACTTTGGATATTTACATATTGAACGTAGCGAAGAATTAGTTTCTTCAAATACAACATCTTCTTACAAAATCAGTGACTTCTTCAACTCACGTACTGACATTGAGACTGAACGACACAAAAAACGTGAACAAGCAATTGCTAATATTTTCATTAAAAATATCTCTAAAAAGATTGATAATGAAATGGTTCGCAGTAGTCCTGAATTTAAAGACTATATCCATGTTCTTCTTAGAGAGAAATATCTTACTGAAAAAGCCGTTAATATTACTTACTTAAACAATGATGAAGTGGTAGACTTCTTAGTAGAAAAAGAAGGCATCTACGGTCAATCAATCCTTAGTCGTAGTTTATTCTTTGCTAAGTTATACCTTGCTACATTGGTTACTGAAATTATGCAAAAGATTTCTCGTGGTCGTGATAAACGTATTGTATACATGGAGACTGGTTTAGATAATGATGTTGAGGGTGTAGTACAAGGGGTAGTAAGAGATATTAAATCAAAAGAGATTCAAGCCGATTCTCTTAAATCTATTACAACTATTTTAAATAATATTGGTATTTTTGAAGACTATTACATCCCGTTATTTGATGGTGAGAAGCTATTAGACTTCGATACTCTGCAAGGTATGGATGTTGATGCAGATAATCCATTTTTAGAATTCTTACTTAAATCAGCTATTGCTGGTACAGGTGTTCCTGTTAACTATATTGATGCTTCTCGTGAGGTAGACTTTGCTCGTAACCTTTCAATGCAAAACGCTACATTTGTTCGTTCTATTGTGGTACACCAACATATGTTCTCAAAAGCATTTACTAAGTTAATTCGTCTTTTATATAGAAATGAATTTATGTATGAAGGTGCTGATAAGAAGGATAAAGGTACTAAAAAGAAAGATAAAAATGAGAATGAAATTGATGTTGATGATATTACTGTAAAATTACCACCACCAATTTCTTTAAATATTACGAATGTTAACGACCAAATTAACAATGCATCCCAGACATTAGACTTCATTACTAATATTTATATTGATGAAAATAATCCAGACTATGCAACTCGTCTTAAATTCCGTAAAAAGGCAGTTCGTAAATTATTACCTCATATTGATTGGAATGAGTATGATGCATTATTTGAATCAGCGTTAGTAGAAGAGGTTGAAGATAAAATTAAAGGTTCTGGTGGTACAGATGACGCTTTAGGTGGAGATGATGTCGGGGATGACATGGGGGGTGACTTCTAATGACTGAAAGTGAAATTATAAAACCAAAAACACTTGAGTACTATGACTTGTTAGAACTTCTGAAATTAATGGAATCTAAGGGTCATCTATCAAAAAGTTATGTACTAGAGAATTATATTGATGAATACGGTCTATCAAGTGGTACTTATCAGTATCTAGGTTTTGATTATTATAAACATAGTAATACTTATAAAGAACTTGATATGGAATTCCGAGAGTA